GAACCGCCTAGCTGTTGACCTGTACCAGTTGTGTCATCGGCTAGTCCTAGTCCGGTTTCGCCTCCGAATTGCGTTGCGGCACTGGTTCGGTACACACGGATACGTGTAGTGTTGTTGTCTTTTATGTCCAAGACACCGCCGCCATCGTTCTTAAGCCTAAACGTACCAGACGGATCGGAAAGAGTGAGCTGTGGGCCTGTCTTGCTAATGGAGACGTCACCTGTAAACGTGTCGCCGGTAGTCCTTGCCACAGTCCCATCAACAGCTACAGATACGCTGCCACTTGGGCCACCTCCGCTTAGGCCGTCTCCGGCAGTTACGTTGGTAATATCACCTGTGTTTGTTGTGTAGCCTTGAGCAATAACAAAGTCGTAAACGTGATCGCCCGTAGGAATCGTTGCCGCTCCATTGGATACGGCGCCTGTGTTTACATTAAGGGTTACGTTGCCAGAGGTGCCGCCACCTGTTAATCCAGTACCGGCGGTAACGCCTGTTATGCCGCCAGCGCCCATATGCCCTAAGAGAAGGTAGGTGTTGGCCCCATGCTTATCAAGAATGAAAAACGCAGACTCGTTAGGGGACACAGTTTTGATGTTTGTTGCAGCGGCTGTACTACTTTTTACGTAAATATCTCCAGCGCTCGCGCTGTTATTTTTGATTGCATACACTCGGCCATTTGGTATGAAGTCACCGCCCGGCAGGGTGACGCTAATCGTAGTCGTGTTTGTTATGTCATAAAAAGTTGTTGAACTGCGCGCATCCAAGCTAAGGCTCGTACCTTGTCCTGTAATCACCTGCGGTTGGCCAAGGCTAAGCTTGCCGATAGTGGAGGCACCTGTATTAGCGTCGATAGCGTTGTGAAGTTCTGCCGTGCTCGTGTCGTAAAGCCTAAAAGTTGAGCTGGCGTTCACGCCATTGTCAAACCCGCTGTACTTATTGTTTTCAAGGGCCGGCAAAGGCACGCCAGACACCGTTTCAAACATATAGATTGGTGTTGTTAAGGCTGAAAAGTCTGATGCGTCATGGAAAAACGAATTGTTCTTAGCAACACCAGCGTTGTCCGATGAGCTTTTTATGCCGCTGATTTTAAGGAAGCTTGTTGGCGGACGAAAGATTCTATTATCTTGAAGATTAACAGACTCAATCTCTCCTAAGTCAATGTGCGGACCTGTTATCTTTGCGGTAGCAACAGTACTGTTGTTTCCACCTCCGAGCATAAAACACGACTGCATAAAAAGCTGACCGATAGAGTCATTGCTACTTTTAATGAAAGACGTTGGTGTCGCGGTTATCGCTTCGAAATAAACGTTATCTAACGTCATTTGTTGTATTTGCGAATTAGTGTTTACGCTGTCGTCTGCATAAATTCCATATGTCGAAGAGTCTTGTATTGCAGAGTCCTTAACCGCAAAGTTCGAAACTTTACCGCCAGTCCAATGAATGCCGTTGTCAAAGCCTTCAATCAGTGAGCTTTTTACTGTCCATAGCCCAGCAAAGTTACCAGTCTCAGCGACTGGCCCATCTAAGAACTCAGACGAAATACCGGCACCAGTGCTTTGCCCGACCAAAAAGCATTGGTTAAAGGTAAAGAACCAGCAGTTCCTAGCCAAAAGGCCGCCACCAGTGCCTAGCTGCAGAAAGCTGCAGTGATCAAAAGTAAGTCCGGGACAGCTTTTAGCCTCAATTATTTGGCCTGTGTTATCTGCAATAAAGGTGATGTCTTTAGCTACAAAGTTCCTAGCATTACCATAGTTGCCGCCAGAAGGCCCCTGTTGATTAGTGGGGTCTACGATTAGGCCGGCCCCAGTAGACTCTAAAACAGCGCCAGTAAGCCTTTTGTCGGCAGAACTGTCACTTCCCGTGGACGTCCCGTCATATGAACTTAAATCTGAAATAGCCAAGCGACCTGTGCCGCGAAACAGTAACCGCCCGTCAGATATGTCTTGGCTATAGCCCGAGTTATCAGTAGGGTCATAGTAAGTGCGCAGCACGCTGTACTTGTAATGACCATCGGGGAAGAAAATGGTTTGCATCTTGTTGTTAGAAGCGTAGTTAATCGCATCCTGTATGGCGTCGGTATCGTCAGTTGAGCCATCACCCGTAGCGCCAAAGTCTTTGACGTTTAGGTATGATCGACCGTCGTGCTCAGCATTAATAATGTTTGTAGAAACAATTTTGCCGTCTGAGAAGGCATTCAACGCCTTACCAGCCCTGTCTGCAAAGGTCTTGTTTAACCCAGCTTCATAGGCATCGCTAAAAATATTGTTGGATATCTTGACGGTGGAGTTAGCCCCGTCGCAACGAATCCCCGCGCCCTGCTTCGTTCCTATTGCAGAGGTCTCTATCGTATTTTCTGCGCAGACCGCATTAACACTGCCTGAGTTTAATGCAGTAGTAGTAGCAAAAATCGCCGGTCTTTCTCCGTCGCCGTTATCTTTCAAGTGGTTGTTTTTAACCGCCGCTTCCATAGTGGCCGCGCTATCAAACTGCGAAAGTTGAATTCCTCTCAAGACGTTGTCGTGTATCGTGTTCCCACTAATGCTGACGACTTTACCTAACTCTAAGTTAATGCCGTAACTACCATTGCTCGTAATTTTGTTATCAGCGATTACGAGTCTGCCGGGCTCGTCGTGGTTGTTGTCAGTCTCCACAGGTGGAACAAGTCCATCGTCACCGGTGACGCGTTGAAAATAAATACCTGAGTGACCAGCTGAGCCACAACTGTGAATTGAGTTGCCAATAATATGCGTGTCGCTGCCGGCCTCCAGCAATATTCCATGCCTAATACCGTTATGAATTGTGTTGCCGGAAATTGTGGTTTGACCTGTATCTCCGCCTACATCCTTAAATTTTTCCCATCTTATTTCAATCTCACCGCCGTGAGTTGTGGCGTTACCCTCTGCAGCGTTGTTAGAAATAACAAGATTTTTAGCGCAAGTCGTATTGATTCCAGACTGAAGGTTGCCCCTAACTACATTGCCATCGCAAACTACACTGTTTGCCTTAGAGCCTTTAACTGGGTGCCCTATAGTAATACCTGAGTACTTAGAATTAATCGACACGCAGTTTTGAACGGTGACGTTCTGACCGTTTAAACTGATGTTGGTAAAACCGAACCCATCAGCAAAACAATCACTAACTATGCAGTCTTGGAATTGGTTGGCGGTAATCATCGAACCGAACCCATTGGGGAAGCTTGGATCGAACGGTGCTACTTCACCTTTACCCCAACATTGCGATATTTGTATTTGCCTTGTTTGATAGGGCGGGTCTGTTCTGTTGGCTGCAGCGTAACTGCCAATTTGTGAAATTAAAATTCCAGCACCGCGATTGTTGTAAAACTTACAGCGATTTACTCGGACATCATAACAATCCTCTAACAGAATAGCAGCCCGGTTCCCTTCTGATTGTTGCTCGCCGCTTGTTGTTTTGTCTACGTGTATGCCAATTATTTCAATGTCGTTTGGCTGATCTCCAGAGCCACCTTGATGAACTCGAATGCCGCAATACCTGTTGGCAACTGTTCCGTTGTCCAGCTTGGCCACGCCGTCTAGAAGAAAGTCTTTTAGGGTAATGTGGGCGGTATTCTGAATTTTTATCATGTCGAACGTATCGACAGACGTATCTCTAAGAAGCTTAGTATTTGGCCCGTCACCGTAAACCGTCATGTGGCTGGGAATGGTTATCGTGCCGGCCAGCTTGTATTCACCGCTAGGCATATAAACAGCTTTATTGTTAGTGCTGGCATAGTCAATGGCGTCTTGTATCTTATCGTCGCTGCGGCTTGTGCCAGAGCTGTCTGCGCCAAAATCCAAAATATTGACAGAAGCGCCATCGATCATGCGGTTGCGTGCTTTAGTTAATGCCATAGTATTTAACCTCTATTACCAAGGAACTCCGTCTTCAGTCGTTGGCGCTTTCTGCTCTTCGATGTTAGCAGTTAGTGAAGCCTCGACAGCATCCTTGTCAACGTCACCGTCAAAGCACCAGCCCAATACCGTCTCTTCGGTAAGGTCAGCGTAAGGTACGAAGTCAGGGCTTGATGCGTCGTAAGCAAACGAACAAGTGCCGTATGAACGGGCAGAGTAATCTCCGTCTAATTCCCTAGCTTGCCAGTGACAAACAATAACTCCGCCAGTGGATACCTCATGCTCGAGGGTGGATATAGTCCATGTAGCCATTAGTTAGCTCCTTTTTATTTCAATGTATTGTTCTGGTAAAAACGTATATTCAAAAGTAGCCATTTCTACCTGTTTTTTCTTCACCTCTTCAATGTCATCAATAACTATAGCGGGTATTTCTTCCCAATTATTTAAGACAGCGTACTGTAAACGACATCCTCCAAATTGTAAGTTTCCTTCTCTATCAACGACTATTGGATTTACCATTCCGTTTTCATCTATATGCTTATGTATCAATCGTTGACGATCAAAAATTGCCCATTGCTTTGGGTTACTTCCTGTTTTTACCTCACTTACTTTCAAGTTGTGCAACTCTTGCGCGTAGTGATTGAATTTCTTTTACAAGCATAGGTACTAGCTTTGAGTAGTCTACGCCCATCATGTCTTCTTCAGTGTCGCCTTCAGACACAGCGTAGGGTGCAACAGTCTGTAATTCCTGAGCAACCATGCCGTACTTCTGGTGTGACCCGTCAGCTTTCCAGTCAAATGAACGTACTTGGATAGCGTCAATGTCGGCAGAAGCAGAAGCAGAAGGTGCGTCTACGATGTTGTCCTTGAGGCGTTGGTCTGAGGAGGTGTTGTAGGTAGTAGCAGAAGAAGTAACGGAAATGTTACCTACGACTACACCGCTTCGATACCACATAGCCAATAGGCCGTCATTGCCCATTCTATTGACGAGCAAGGAAGGGTTTTGGTTTCGACCCGTTTTAACGATTCCGTTAGGGTTTATTGAGGTTCCTGCGTCGGTGGCTGTATTGGATGTATTAGGGTTTATATTAGTGGTCCCCACAAGCAGATTGCCAGACGCATCAAATCGTCCAACTTCACCGCCACTGGTGGCGTCTTTGTTAAAGACTATATGTCCTGCTGTTGTACCTCCAGCAACTATCCGAGTGGTCATTGCCGTGCCAGAAGAATTATCATTCCTAAAGACAAAAGAGCCAGCTTGGTCACGATAAACAATTCCAGAGCCGGACCCCACTTGGTCGTTATGCCAATCTGCCCTGGCCCAGCTTATTGCATCTCCATTGTTTTGAAATCTAGCGGCTAAGCCGTACTGAGAATCAGCCACTGTATGAAACTTTGCCGCAGGAGGACCATTAATGCCTAGACCTAATCGGCCGTTAACTGCAAGCCGCATACGCTCCGTTAGGTTTGTTGCAGATGTCGTCGCTCTAGTGGAAAACGCCAAGTCACCGATTGAGTTAGCTGTGCCATCAAGTACATAGCCTTTAATTGCCGCGAAGGGTCGCTGATTTCCGTTAGTCGTGCCGAACGCAACCGCACCGCCACTGCCTACGTTTTCACCTGTAGCTCTGAGGAACAGCGTAGCGCCGTGCGTTCCTGAGTCTGTTAAGTTTGTAGTCTCTTGGTCGGAACCGTCGATGATTGTTTTATAATTGTCTGTAAGGGTGGCAGTCCCTATACCGACATTGCCTANGTTATTTATTGTAANNAAAGGACCGGAGGGGTTTGCTGTATTTGGGTTCGAATACCCTATGTTATAGCTAGAGGAGGTATCAATCCAATGCGAATAAGATGCTAGTCCGTTAGCTCGTGTCAGCCTTATTCCACCTGCCGATGTGTCATTAGATTGTTTTATGTTCAGCTTAGTCGAAGGCGAATCAATCCCTATACCGACCTTGCCAGAGTTATCAATGGTAAACAGCGCATCGCCTTCGGAGTTATACGGCCCTTCTTTATAAGTTAGCTTTCCGTTTGCTCTGTTGTAGTCGAACCGTCCTGCCGCACTACCAGTTTGGTGTGAGCCTAAGCGCATTGTAGTGACAGCGCCACTAACACTTGCAGTAAAAGCGTCATTTTGTGTGCCGACTGTTAATTGGTCGTTAAGGTTGGCCGAAGTCCCTATACCGACATTGCCAGAGCTATCCAGATCCATAGCCCTAGAGCCGCCAGCGGTATACCATGTGTGCGCCCCAGATATTTCATAAGCTGTAGCACCTCCACGTGTAAACGTGAATTCATTGTTGGAGTTGTCGTAGACGATAGAACCCGCTAGATAACTACCTAGATCACCCATATTAATACGCGTCGAGCCAGTATTTGTTGACTGAAGCGTTAAAGCTGGAGTAGCTGTTGTGCCGTCACCTATGTGTAAATTAGTGGCTGGCGAATCAATCCCAATGCCAATCCTTTTGTTTGCCGCGATACTTAACGCATTAACTCCGTCAATTTCAAACGCAATGGAGTTGCCAGTAGAAAATCGGAAAAAATCAGCGTTGCTGTCGGTAAGAGGACTTTTTAGCTGAATGCCTCTATCGTTAGTACCCATGTCAGCTTGCCATAACTGAAGCATTTGGTCAGGCGAGCCAGCAGTGTTATCTACGTGGATTGCCGCAGAACTACCTGTTACGTCAAGCTGATAGGCAGGATTAGTAACTCCCAGACCTAACCGTGAAGCGCTTGCGTCCCAGAAGAAGGCTTGTGAGGTGCCGTCATCTGCGAAAATAGCAACATCGCCACCGGGCCGACACTCTAAAACGGTAGTGAAAGAAGTGCCGTTTGACCGCTTAATCTGAACGCCACCATAGGTGCCTGTCCCTCCTTGGGCCTGTAAAACTAAGTTGCTGTTTGCTTGACGCACTATGCCAATATAGTCTGTCGCTGAAGTGTCATTAAGCACAAGTCGAGGGACTGTTTCGCTGATCGTTATATCTTGATTGGTCGTCAGTGAACCAGTGACAGATACAGCACCGTCTATAGTCGCACTATCTGCCGTCACACTACCCGTTACGTCTAAGTTACCGGGCGTAGTTAAATCACCACTGAGCTTTGCCGATGTCACAGAGCCGTCTGCAGGCTCGTTGATAGTGGTTGGCTCAATAGTGATAACTTCCACATCAGAAAGGCTTGGTGGCGCCGTTGAAAAAGTTATTGTGGTGCCTGATAGCGAGTAGTTGCTTTTACTCTGATATACACCGTCGATATAGACCTGCGTGTTGTTTTCGGTTGCAGCTCCATTCGCAAGCGTCATCGTTGTCGTTGAGCCGTCACCGGTCATCGTATCTACAAAGACGTCTGACTGTGCGCTACCCGACCCCAAGCCAGCCCACGCATTGGTGTAGCCCTCGAACTCACCTGTGGTCGAGTTGTATCGTAAATAGCCAGCAGCAGGCGTTGACGGCCTCTCAGCGGTAGTTCCAACTGGGACATGCACCGCGTCAGTTGCAGAGCCAACATCTAACGTTACATCAGGCGCTGCGTTGAGTATTCCTACACGGTTATTAGTGGAATCTACCTTTAGCGTATTTGTATCTACTGTAAGTCCGGCAAAAGAAGGGGAGTCAGTAGTAGCGACGCCTTGGTTTAATAATTTAACAGCAGTAATGTTGGTTAACTCAGAGTCCATTACAGCGCCAGCGGCAGTTACGTTAGCTGTGTCAGTAACGTCTGCATTATCTTCAATTGTGTCTAGTCTAGCTCCGTCTGCAGATACGTCACGTCCATCAAAGGTGCTGTTAGTAGTAATTGCACCAGTCATAGCTCCGCCAGTCTTAGGCAATGCCGCATCTGCTGTCGTGCCTTGTGCGGCAGTAGCGTAGTCCGTCTCATCGAACGCTTTGACTTGATCTAAGTTAGTAACCTCGCTGTCCATCAATGCGCCGGCCGCAGTGACGTTAGCCGTATCTGTTACGTCAGCTCCAGCCTCAACGCCTGATAGCCTGCTAATGTCTGAGGCGGTTGTGTACTTGTTAGTCGTAGACGTGTCACTAATGTCGTCAGCGTCTAAAACTACAACGCCGGTTTGGGTGTTAACACTATCAACGGCTCCACCACTAGACGCCAGAGATACGCTTCCCCCAGATATATTGAAGTCACCAGAATCAAAAGAGGCAATGCCCTTCGTTGTGGCAGTTGCTGTATCTGCAGAGATAGCTAAAGTGTTGTTAGTTATCGACGTGCCTATGCCTGGGCCACCAAAAACCACCAAAGTTTCGGCATCGGTAATAGATCCCGTGCCGGTGTCGGCGCTGATATCTAGCTCATATGTGTCAGCGCTAGTTGAGGCTATAGTGCCGTCTGCAGCGATTGTGATGTTTGTTCCGGCAGTCAAGGACGCAACCACGTTAGTTGTGTCCGTTACATCCGCACTGGCTTCGATGCCATCAAGCTTTGTGTGATCTGCGTCTGTAAAGACATTAGAGTCTGTTGCCGCTTCTATTGCGGCCCTAATCTCTGCGTCAGTCTGATCTGCGGTAGCATTAGCTTCTATAGCATTAAGCTTGGTATGGTCGGCATCTGTGAATACGTTAGAGTCAGAAGCAGACTCAACTAATGTCCTAATCTCTGAATCTGTCTGATCTGCAGTTGCGCCTGCCTCTACTCCATCCAGCTTTGTGCCGTCGGCAGCTATATCGCGACCATCTACGGTTCCAGTAACACTTACATTTCCGTCTACGCTGACATTGCCACTAAAGTCGGCACCAGAAAGCTCAGCCTTGTCAGTGTTAAGGCTGCTGAAATTATCATCAAGNTCGCTATGTGTAAGCGCACTGCCTTTGCCCGTTCGGGTCGTAATGTTAGCCATTAATATTTACCTTAATCGAGCCTAATTTTTAGGTTTCCAGCTTCTATCTTAAAAACATCATTTGCTTCTATGTTGTGCGATTGCTCGGTAGAAAAATCGCTTGGGTCCGTTAAAGTTGCCCAAGATAAAAGGTTGCCACCTGTAAGCGCATCAAATACTCCTGCATGCGTTACACGGCCAAATGGCCCAGTAGCAACAGGAAATGTTATATCTGCGTCATTTGTCGCCTCTGTGGGAGCTGATCCCGCCACAGACATAGTCGTAGACTGCCTAGCGTAATTAAAGCTAGAAACCTCAGTGCCGCCTCCAGTTTCTCCGGGGCCCTTTACATAGAGGCCAACGTATAAGGAAGGCCGCGTATATTCATTGCCACCGAATACGTGATTTAAGACCTTGTCTTCTAAGTAATTAGTAAAGCTCATCGAGGGTCAGTTCTTTTGCGGCCGCCAAGACCTCGCATTTTTAGCCTCAATCCCGATCCGCTCATACGAGAATCCTCTGAGGCCTGGTTAAGCTTTTGCACTGCGGCACCATATAACTGCGCCCAAGTGGATGCGCGGGCGTCTTCTTGCAGGTAAGGGCTTGAGTGAATTAGCGCCGCATATAAATACAAGTCAGGAGCCTCTGTTAACAGCCAGTTCGTAGTCTCACTATCACTTAGGGAGGGCACCTTCTGGTAATACAGCAATTCAATTGTGTAGCTTGAGTCTGGAGTTGGAAATAACTCAATCGAAGAATCTGCATGAGAATAATATCGAGGACGTCCCGAGCTGTCATTATTAGCCGACCGTCTATCAGCAATAGCATCTCTAGATGCCAACTCTACTGGATACGTGCCGTCGCCGGTAACATGAACCTGGATAGTCTCCAGCCAATCATTGGGCAGCAAAGAATATTCATTGGTTAAATCGCCAGTCGCACGCTGCTCCATCTTAAAATGTCGCAAGTCACGGTTGATCTGAGCTTCAGCAAGCGCAATAAACGTCGGGATTACGGACGTCAGGTCATCTCGGTTCAAAAAATCTGCGATTGTGCTTTTAAGCTCGCTGTAATTAGTAAGTGCCATTACTTAGTCTTCCGCTTTTTTGCAGTCTTAGCCGCCTTCTTGAATGCCTTGGCAGTAGGCGCACCTTTCTCACCAGCCTTGCGCATCTTTTCTCCAGAGCCAGCCTTAATACGGTCACGCTTAGCCGCTATGTTTGCATACAAACCACGCTTACTTGGCATAGCTTTTGCCTCTCGTTTTTACTGACTTGCCAGACTTCTTGGCCGCAGCCTTTGCTTTTTTCATGCCTTCCTTTGTATATGCAAACTTTTGCTTTCCGACTTTTGGCATAACTTTCTCCTTGCTAATTACTTGGCGCTGACAGGTTGCGTGGTCATATAACGCAACACAACAATAGCCGTGGCAATGCCGCAGCCTATGAGGGCTTGTATAGAGGGGTCAGTAGGCAAGAAGCCAACAAATCCCTGCAAGACCGACAAGCATGCTATAGCGGCTGCCAGCCTAACCGTACGCGACTTTAATGCCTGTTTAACCTCTCCCATCACTTTCTCCTTGATTTAGCGCCTGAGCACTTCCACCGCTTTCTAGATAAGTTGTTCGGGGTATTAGGATCGCTTTGCTTGCTTTTGGATAGGCGCTTCTTAATGCCTAATGACCGTGCGCAATACGAATCGCCCTTGCTTGTCCCTGGCTTTACCTTGGCGCCCTCCTGACCGTATGAAACCTTCCTGCCGGATGCCGTGGTCTTTACTTTTGCCTTGCCTTTACGTGGTGTAGCCATATTATACCTTACAGTAAGAATTCAGTCGCCGCCGTTGGGTTGTACAAGCCACGCTCTGCTTGCGTCTTAAATGTCAGCAGGCCTTCAACAAGGTCTTCGACAATTCCGGTGTATGCCGGGCTATATCCCCCTAACAATCCCTCACGCTCCTCGGGGTTTAATGCGCGCTTGATCGGCAACAAATCTCCGTAGCTATACGCCTCCTCGTCTTTTTCAGGCAGTTGCGACAGTAACCCCTCTAGCTCTGCGCCTGCTGATACTGCGGCTGCTGTGGCTAGTGGGCTGGTATTGACGTTTACACCACGGGCTTCAAGGCCGCGCAGAATGTCTTCAGTAATACGACCTGCGTAAGGTTTCATTGTTAAGGCGCGTATTTCTCTTGCAGTAGGCATTTGCGGGTTTTTTACCGGCTTCTGCGCATCTCCGTATAACGCATCTGGCAATAACTCAAAAACGCTAACCTCTTGATCTGTCCGGCCAAGCCCTTGACCTGGAACCCCTTGCGGGTAAGAAGGGTGTCCGCTTTGAGTAATTACATCATCATTACTAAATATCTCACCGATGTTCTGTATTCGAGCATCTAAAGCATCAGCCTGACCGGGCTCAGTAACGGCGAGCCTTGCCTGACCAATGCTAAGGCCGCCCTTTTTACGGAAATTAACGTCTATCATGTTCATGAGCTCTTTGCGCAAAGGGTCCGGTGCGTTGCGGAAAGCCTCTACTGATTTAGGGTCATCTACGCCCTTCCAGCCCTTTATCTTCAGTCCATCGTTTTTCCTTACGCCCTCTTTGTTTACGCTTCCTTTGCTGACAAAGTCTACAATTGCCTTGTCTAGCTCTTTCTTCATGCCCTTTGTCATGTTGGCAGAGGCGTAACTAAGCATTGTCTCGCCGGTCATTGTGGCAAAATCGCCGCCAGTAGGCGCCATGCGGAAAGGCATATAAAGTGGGTTTTCTCCGGTTTCTCGAGCCGCCCTCATTATTTGCGTTACAACGCCAGGAGCTGACGCCCATGTCATGCCTGGGTTTTCAAACATGAAGCCCTGACCACCTTGCAAGTTGATAGGCCGATCTAGGGCTACATCATTGATGCCAGTAAGTAAGCCGCCGGCCTGAGTGCGGTCTGACATAGTCGTCACAAACGGACGGCCTTCTAAATCAGCTAGTGATATACGGGGTGCGTCCTGCGTGCCGCGCTCCTCTATCGCATATGTAGTGTCTCGTAGCTTCTCTTGCTCTGTAGTGCGTTTATCAAAGCGAGGATCGAACTCACGGCCAAACGTCTTAATGACGCCGGCCTCTGCCTCTTCAGGCGCCATCAATGCTGTTAAACCTAGTGCCCCTGCTGCTGTGCCACCAAGGATGTTAGAGCCTTTGTATTCAGGGTCGAATGCGGCGAACAGTGAGCGGACATTGCGAGGATCGAAGGTGTTTTGCTCACGCACGTTATATGTGCGCATCCCGTCACTACCACGGCCTTGTATCTCCAGCCCGGTAATTCCTTCTCGCTCTAATCTTGTAGCAAGCTCACTAGCGCCCTCTGTTGTTGGCTCAGATAACTTAGCAATCGGGATGTCTGGATTTTGCTTTAACGCCTCAAACCGCTCCATCCTGTCGCCACGCAAAAGCAAGGGCATAACATTTGCCCCCTCACTAACAAGCAGCTCTTCATCAAGTATGCCGCGATCTTCATATACGCCGCTGCGCGGGATTCGGTGTCCAGGTGTGGAGTAGCTACCGGCAACGGCAGGCGAAGGAGACGTGTAAACACCCGGCCCCATCTTGCCACGCGAGCTAGGCTGAAATTCTGCAATATCTGCCTTTGTGCCATGATACGCAACATTTGAAGGATCAAAGCCCATAGCCTCGGCTCGCTGCATGCGAGAGGCTGTATCCATTGGAAGGTCACCAGAAGCAATGCGCTCAGCCACCTGCTCGGGATACCCGGTAGCGATTAGTTCATCAAGAATGCCGAGTAAGCGTGCGCCAATTGCCATAAAGCCTCCAGTGTAGAGGGCTAATTATATCAGACAATGCCCTTAAGATTTCGGCGTATTGGAGCACCCCAGTCTGAGAACTCTTTACGGCCAATTGCTAGGTATCTAAAGGCGTCTGCGCAGTGCGATGTCCAGTCATGCAATGGTCGCTCATTCCAGACCTGCATGGTCTCGTTATACTGCCGGCGATACTGCCTCAGGCAATCGATACCCTTCTCGCACTTGTCCTTGTCAAAGTAGCACAAATCGATCAAAGACCTCACCGCCTGGATGCCGTCATCGACGTTCAACTGTGGCGCTATGCTGACCGGTGTGATCCTTAGGTTGTCTAGAACCTCCAGTCTTGACCGGCCACTACCCAGCTCTCTAACCCTGACGTCGTGTGGCAGTATGTGCTGCTCGTATATATAACCTTTCTCCTGCAGGATACGCGCGTAATGATCCAGGCCGACCCCTGCGTTCTCGTAGTAGTCGATAAGGCGCACCTCAGGCCCTACAAACTGCGCGAACCAAATAGCAGTGCTATCGCCTACCCCTAAGTCCCAAGCCGTCACAACGCCTACAGAGCGCTCGTATGGCACCCTATCGATTCGCCCGTCGTGCAGGGCATTCGCCATCTCATTAGTGTAATAGGCTCCCTCTGCAAATATCCTGAAGTCGCCCTCCCAGATGTGGTCATATACGTCAGGGCGCTTCTTAAGGTCATCTTGGCGCTCGTTTTCTAGCACCTCAGGAAACCAAGGGTTGTCTCGCCAGTTCATTTCGACGATCTTGCATTGCTCTGGGGTGTTTACACGGAACCGGTGATGCGTTGAGGAGTGTTTGTTTTCAGGGTTCCACGTTACCCATATCTCAGAGTCATCCTCTCGCACTGTAGGGATAAGCTTCTGCCAGGCCGTCTCAGTAACTGTCTCTGCCTCATCTACCCAGCAAAGCAATACACGGGCCTTTGACTTGATGCTATCGAGGTTCCTGCGTAAGCCGGCGAACACGTAGGTTATCCGTCCGTCCCTACTGCGTATGAAGCGCTCGCCTATCTCGTAGTAGTCCATTAAGCATGGCACAGAGCGGATAGCGGACTTGACCTCCTCCATAGAGGATTCATCAAGGGAGTTTAGGTGCTCACGCGCGCAGAGTATCTGTCCCTGTTTGCCGGCGACGCCCCAGCGCATTCCCCACACCGCAGTCATTAGTGCAAAGGATCGCGTCTTAGCAGAGCCTCTGCCGCCATACGAACAACGATACCTAGCCTCACCTACAAAGAGATCGGCTAGCTTCGGGGGTAGTTCAATCGAGACCTTTTGCGACAAGTTCAATCACCGTTGGTGGAGTCATGGAGCCATCGCTGCTTGTTAAGTCTGCGTCGATAGCCTTGAGGTCGGGCATTAGCTTTGCCAGCATCTTTAGGCGTAGTTCAGCCTGTGTCTTCTTCTGCTGTACCTTAGCCTGGAAGTGCTGCTCGTCGTTTGGGTCAAGCTCTCCGATTTCGTCAATTAAATCAAAGATGTACTCTGCCTTACCCCTAACGCTTAAAGCGCGCCTGTTCTCCTCATCCTTAACGGACCTAATCTTGTGTCGCCTTGTAGCTGCCACCATTCATTCCTCATCAGGGTGCGGTATTGAGTCGGCCCAGTACAGCCCCATGCTGCGTCCTGCCCGTATCTCACCGTCCAAAATGTCCTCAACTGTCAGCGGCCATGATTCAACAGTCATGTCGTCAAATGCAACAAGAACAGTGCGCTCTTCACCCGGCATGTTGCCGACCTCAATTGCGTGCCACTTTATGTCCACCACTTGGAGCATAGTATTACCCCCCAACAGTTAAGTACCTGAGTATTTTAGGTCTATTCGCGATTGTTCTCAACATATTGTGGATTAGGGCTGAACAGAGACGCACCATATAGGTCATATTGACGTAGATTTCGCTTCATAGTGTCGTAATGCACGCCGTATACCTGAGCAAGCGACCATATATCGACACCCGTATTGTTGAGTCGATACGCCTCTTTTAAATCACTAGGGCTGAGCTTCCTCACAGGACACCCCCAGCTCTTTGTAATCAGGCCAGTTGCCATCGCAAACCATCTGATTATAAAACGCCTCTTCTGCGAGCTCGTCTTCGTAATCAGCCTTACCGACCAACCCCAGAACTATCAAAAATATCACTAGCGCGATCAATGCTGCTCTCTTCTCCGACAAGTCCATTCCAATACTCCCTTAAAATTTTGCTTTTATTAATTTTTCTTAAAGCTCTGATTTCTATCGTTCTGATTGTTTGACGACTAACACCCATGACGTCCGCGATTTCTTGATGAGTCATGTTGTAGCCGAATTCTAAAGCCCGCGCCATTTAATACCCCTTAAGACCGCTTATGCGGCCACTCCGTAAACTGCTTCGTATACCGCTTTAGTCATTCCGAAGCCAGAGTCTTTTACCGCCTCAATGTCATCTCCGAATCCATTTTCGCGCATAATAATCTGATCGAAAAAAGGAAAGGTCGCAGCGTCATCGCGATTGAGAGCAACAAGAAACTGGATGTCCCAACCGCCCTTGCCTGTAATTGGGTTTTTAACGTAGATTTCATATAAATTGAACATTGGCTTGTCTCCCTTGAGGCCGCTTATGCGGCCTTAATATATTCTGCTGTACGAAAGCCGCGCAACACGTCATTTAGATACGAACGGCATGGCTCGCTCAAAGATGCGTCCACAATATGCCTTCCCTGCATATCGAAAATGCGGATGAAACGACCCTGCATTTTGTAAGCCCGATATTGACCATAAATTTCTTGATA